ACGACATCTGCTATGGAGACTGTGTTTGCATCAGAGTCGCCTTTTGACCTTTTCTTACGCACCACCCTGGACCAGTCTTGTGTTGGCAAGCGCAGTCTCCTTTACAGTATCCGTGCATCTCTTCAGCTTTATCATACTGGCCTCGTAAGTTGAACTCACCAGCCACCTTGCAGTCTGCACACATCATTTCTTTTTAGGCTTCTCTTCTACTACTGCTTCTTCCACCTTTGGTTCTTCTTTAACTTCTGGTGTAGTAAAGATTTCACTACTGGTTATTTGTCCTTGTGGTACTGGCATTTTCTATCCATTTCTCTAGGCTTTGTATTACCCAAGCATCTTCTATTTTACCTCTACGCCTTTTAACTATAACGAAGGCTGGAGGTTCAACCACAAGCCCCCGCGCCTTCGCATAGTTGGCTGCCTCAGCTTGGGCTTCAGCCCAGAACTGCGGAAGATCTAATGACTTTCTATTCTTACACTCCAGAATATAGGTCTGACCTGCGATTATGGTGACGATATCACCTTCATCATTGGCTCCTGCCTTAGCAAGTCTTTCAGCAAAGTGTCCTAGTTTGCGTAGATATTTCATCACATCTGTCTCAAACTTAGAACCCTTAGCCTTATTGTAGCTAGACATAGGAGCTCACATTGGAATTACGGATTGCTCTGCCATAAGAATCAGAGTCAGATATCTGGCAGGTAGCAAAGTTTACAAAGAGTCCTACATAATCCTTGCCATCTGCTTGATGCTTTCCAAAACGATTCTTTACTGGTGCAACCCTCAAAGTATTTTCTATTGGGCTATAGCCAAGAGTAAGTATCATCGCAGGTAACTGACTCACCTTGCCGTGAATAGCACGGCGAGCTGAAGGTTCAGTTGGATTACCATACTCACTCTGTTCTGAGACGTGATGTAGCACTAGCACACAGGCTTCAGTCTTCCTAGACATATCGTGTAGTTCAACCATAATCTGGCGCAGTCCTGCCCATTCATTATCAGATTCAGCAACAACATTCATTAGGTTATCTATGACAATCAGCTCTGGAGCCACCCCATAGAGTTCAATGTAAGCCTTGATTTCCATTTCTATATCATCAAGATTAGGACTGGAATCAAAGACCCATTGTATATGCGACATACTCTCCAAGTACTTATCATAGTAGCGAGGATTTTCAGTAATCATTTTCTCAACTGTCTGCTGAGTATGACCTGCTGTATGTGCAGATGCTCGCATCATTACTGTAGCGGTATCAGTATCTGCTGAGAAGAATAAAGTAGGAACCTTTGCCTGAATGGTATAGACCAGAGCGAACATAGACTTACCAGCATTGGGCGCAGCAGCGACCATACATACTTGGCCTCGTCTAAACTTTATATCTTTCTTCTCTAGATCTTTCCATACTGTAGGCAGGGGTTGTGCTGTAGTGCGAGAAGACTTCCAAGCTCTATCTAACCTAAGCACCGTATCCCTCCCTTGGCAGTATTACATTTCTTTTTCTTCTAGCAGTCTTTAATTCAACGGCTGTAAGGCCACCCCAGATACCGAATCTTTCGTTCTGTATACCCCATTCAGCGCATTCGGTTTGGTGGACACATCTTCCGCAGATAGTTTTCGCAAAACTTGTATGGTAACGAGAACTACTGTCTGTTCCAGTAACCTCTGGGAACCAATGGTCTCCTCCGACTTGTGCACATAGCGGAGCCTCGTATTCACGCGGCTCTCGCATAGTGTTACGCCCAAATCGTTGCCGCTTGTTGGTCCTTTGGAACCTTAGCACCAGTCCACTTAGGACCAGCAGAAGGATCAAACCAACCCTTGTATGGCTTGCCAGTTGCCTGAGCTTTACCGTGCTTTAGAACCATCTTTCCACGAGAGCACTCTGGTGCGCTTGGACTGTTGTATACCCAAGTGTTGCCGTATTTATCTACAACTGTTTCTTCTCCGCCAGCAGATGGTGCTGATGCTACTGCTGGTGCACTAGCGTAAACGGGAGCAGCAGGTGCAGCGCTTCCATACGCTTGGCTTGTGCTAACAATAAGTGCTGAAAAGTCAGACGCTGCTGTTAGCAACGACTCCAATTCCTCCTTAGATGTAGCGTAAAGATTGATAAGAGTTCCATCTGGTGTCTTGAAATTGACTTGGAACTTTGTTGATTCTGGTGCAGCCATTTACTTACCTCCATTATGTTTGATTGAAAGGCGCAGACTATCCTTGCCTTTTATAGTTGGTACGAATCCAAGAATCTCTTGGACTTTATCTTTATCTACTTGCTTAGGTCCAGCTACCTCTGTCCATCTAACTTCAACACCTGTAGCTGTAACCCCGACAACACCAGTCAGTGCTTCTTTAATAGCATCCTTCTGAGCTGTCAATTCTTTTATCTTGTTATCTATTTGTAGAAATTCCAAAGCCTGATTACTTGCCTCATCATTATCAATGAGTGGTAGTTCAGTCTTTGTACGTTCTTTTTTTAGACCAACGCATCCAATCTCACCAGATGCGTCAAAGTATTTACAGTAAAACTTACAGTAGCTCTCATCCTTTTCAGGTTCAGGAGCAACCTCACTTGTCTTTATAGCCTCTAACCAAGATAAGGCTTCAAGCGCGACAGCAGGGTCATACTTCTCCGTATGGACCTTGACATCGCGCTCGTCACCGTCTCGCGGTATTGCTACCAGATGAACATTAGTGACCTTCCCCAAGCCACTTTGGTCTATCAGGTAACCGTAAGTCTGGATTTGCCAGCGTTGCTGCTGACTTGGAAAGTAAGCGAGGTTCTTCAACTTCACTGTCTTCCAATCCACTACATCGCCTGTCCCAGGAATGTAGAGATCTACGTGGGCCTTCATTCCATTATGCTCAACAGTCTGCTCAAGCATAACTTCTTTATTGTTTGACAAAGCCTTTTCAATGGTGTCGTGGATAGCAGTTCCCATAATTGCAGCGAGCTTTAACTCTCCGCCATTGGTCTTTTGTTGTCCGTTTAATTTATACCAGACCTTGCGGCGACAGCCACCTAATTCTGATGGACCTATCTCTGTTTGTATTGACCTGCCACGAGAGTTCTCTTTCTCATAGAGAGCTTTAACAAGTAAATCTTTTACATCCATTTGTATTCTTCCCACCTGTTTATTGTTATCCGAAAGAATATCAGATTGATTACAAATATTCTAGCCAACAACTGCTTGGGCATATCTTCATATTCTCTGTAGTAATCAAGACCAAAACCCCAGTTGCCTAAGCTCCCGCGAGTTACATACATAGTCCATCTTTGATTCACAATAGCCTCCCTTGAGTGACACATTGAATCGGAGGGAATGTATTGATGTCAAGGATGCTGGCTATTTGAACGGCTCGTCTGGCGTGTTGCTCTACATTACCAATAGTGAGACGACCCACACGATCATAAAGATAACCGAGAGCATAAGCACCACCACTGCCGATTCCATAAATGCCTTCATCCGACTGGATGAACGAGAGGTCTGTTGCAATATGGAATAGGTTGCCATCAAACGATACAAGGTAGTCAAACCCTGCTTCTTTGTCTTTCGCTGCTTCATAAGGTTCATATCCATTCTCTTTGAATGCTTTAAGTATGGATGGCATAACCTTCTTACCCATCCAAGACACGGGATCAGCTCCCTTGTAAGGTGGCGGGCTCCAGTTATAGGCGAGAATATCACCAGGTCTGGAATCACCTACCAGTCCCAGTAAGTATTTACCAACACTAATAATCTTTGGTGTAGTACTACTTATAGTCCGTAAGTTATCTTCAGTAATCTGGCTATCAGCAGCCAGTATCACCATATCTTCTATCTGTATTCCTACCAGCGTAGTTATGACCCATCACCCCATTTATCAATATATTTTATTACTTCTCTTAGTATGTCGGTATTTTCCTTAGAGTATCCTATTACATAGTTACAGTTATGACAGAGAAGACCCCGTACTTGATTGGTACTATGATTATGGTCTACATAAAAATGCTGACCATTTCCACCAGGAAGGTTAGTCTTACATATACCGCAAGACCCACCTTGATCTTGGAGTTTTCTCTCATATTCATCTAAAGTTATACCGTATAGATATTTTAGATGAAAGTTTTTCTTCTTTTTAGGGTCGTAATCTTTACGGGTCTTGGCATTATGGCAGTCTTTACATCGCGGGTGAAGGCCATTTTTACCTTCAGAATGTTTGTAAAACATATCGGAGGTATGGAAGACTTGGCAGTCCTTACATATTCTTCCCGTCATAGCAGAGAAATATACCTTCCTACGGCGTGTCGTACCAGTAACGACACACCTCGTCATTAAAATATGAGCGGAGCGAATAAATAGTAACAGCGTTCCGAGCCGCCTAGAGGCGGCGAGAGGCGACTGACATCAGGAAGGAGCCGTGAACTGAATGTTGTTCCGTCTACTTCGGCTGCTGAAATATAGCACTCCTCTGCCACCAATACAGGCAGCTAACCTTAGAATCTTAGGACCAGTCCACGCCTGCTCTTGTGGCTCTACAGTCTTTAATATCTTTGCTCAGTTTGAAGACTATGAGATTGCCTGGTGGGGTTTAGATGGAAGCTGTGCTAACTGTGGCAACTTAGTCAAAGTGCCTTGTCCTATAGATAAAGAGTGCTAAATTTAGCATCAAATTTTGGGCATAAAAAAAGAAGCCCCCACCCCGTTAGGGATGAGGGCCTTTTGCCTCGCGCTTGCTACAAACTGTTAGTTTGAACCACGTCCAAACTCTGGGGCTGATGTATCTAGCCACTTGAGTACTGGACCTAGGAAGCCAGCCAAGGCTGCAGTTCCAAGGACCTTAAGATCAGTCTCTCCTGCTAGGTATAGTGCGATTGCTGCAGCAGCGGCTGCACGAAACCAAGTAAGACCGACTTGCTTTAATTGTTCCATTAGATTGCCTTTCGTTTTGTATTGTGAACCTTGCAGCAGGTGCATACTGGTACCAAATTGGTACCTTTTGCTACCTTCTTCTTTGGCTGAGGCTGTAATTTAGCCAGAGCCTGGTTCACAATTTTAGGTTGATTCATCCACCAGAACCAAGGGCTAGTGTCATTAGCCATATCAGCGTTGATAGAAATATGAAGATGCACACTGTGAGGGTTGCTACCACTGTACTTGCGATTGCCAGAGCTAGCCAACTGGCGTGACCAAATCTTCTTATTGAAGATAAGGTAGGAAACGCGCTCATCCTCTTTAAGTTTTTCAAAAATAACGGCACAGTCAATACCTGCCTTTGGGTCGTGGGTCAGGTCTACTGCTAGTCCAGTATTGTGATCTGAATTAGGACTTGCCTTGATGTGAGCCTTGCTTGGCAGTAGGCCATCCGATGCCTTCTTGCGATTGGGAACAAGCGCAGTTGCCTGCCTTAGAACGGCAATGGCTGCAGGTGTTGCACTCTTTACAACAGGTTTCATTCATTTCCTCAAGGCTTCCTTGACTAAATCGGTAAGTATTTCTACTTTTTCTTCTAACAAATTAACTTTATCTTTGAGACTGGAGCCACCATTGGGTCTTAGTTCATAGAGATAATGCTTAACTAACCAGCGCACAGCGCCAGCAAAACCAGCGATAACTGTGATTACTGCTACTACCAGACTTGCCCATTCTGTTGGTGTCATTTATACGCTCCGTATTGTCACTACAAGTAAGCCTCCGAACCCAGAGAACTTCTTATCTTGTGGGGTTTTATTGATGAAATCCATCTCTTCTATCAGGCCAATAAAGGATTCACCTGTACGGAAATCCTCTATTCGGATGGAATCGCCTGCGTTTTCTACTGCTTCTAGTTGCTGCATACGGTCCCAGGAAGAGCCTTCATAGCCCACTTCTACTCCGAACTTATCACTCTCGTGATCAAAGCAGAATAGCGGATATTGAATCAGCCTCTGACGGGGAACTGCTGGTAAAGACTTTAACTGATAACCAGTAAACAATGGTCCCTTGGTATTATCAGTTGATGAACGCGTTAGAGTAAACTTAAATCCTAGATACTCTTGCGCTCCTACTGGATATGGAATACCGATTTCTTGGACTACTCCCTGTTGTGCGATAGCACCAATTAGGAACTCATTATCATTAGAGTCAATGGAATAGATACTCATACCACCATTTGCGGTATCAATACGAGGGTTAAGTAGTTTGAATAGCTTGCCTTCTAAGGTGTTATATCGCACATAACCTGTGCGT